CCTAAAGGTTCAAGAACGTTTTTAGAACCAGATGAAATGCTACCTCATAATAGATTTAAAAAAATGATGGGGGAAAAAAGAATTAAAATTATTAGAGAAAATAAGGTTACAAAAAAAAACCCTATTAGGTTTAGAATTGTAAAAGAAGGAAAAGCAGAAGATAGGGATGAAGCAAAAAGTATTCTTAAAAAAGAATTATCCTTATCCGATTCCGATTTTAAAGATAGTGGTTTAAATTTTTATGTTTTAGTTCCAAATAAAGAAAGACAGAATACTATTGATAAAATTGAAAGTATAAATACTGGAACTGATAAAAAGTTTGAATACAACTCAACTCCAACTAGTTTTTCTTCAATAGGTTACTTTATGTACGGTTTATCTAAATTTGGTGTTAAACCTTCAGAAAAACAAGGAGGAAAATCTGCTGGTTTAGATAATGAGGATGTTTTTATATCCGAAATTAATAAATTATTAGAAGATGGTCCTAAAAATGTTAAAATTACATCTAAAGATAATACTATAAATTTTAATAATGTTACTAAAGTAATAGGTACTGGGTTGGCTACAGGAGAATATTCAAAATCCGATGCTAATTTTTATAATGGAGAAAATGATTTAGGTGGAGTATCCCTAAAAAAAGACAATGCCATATTTTGGGAATCAGCTGATGTTAGATTTTCGGAAGAAGTAAAAAACCTAGTTGATGCTATTACTAGTGGTAAATTAGGAGATGAAATTTCTTTTGTACCATTAAAAGATAAAAGAGGAAATCCCGATCCTGTTATTATAAGAATGTATAATAAAAAAGAAAATAAACCTATAGCAGGAATAATAGTAGATGATCTCCCAGAACAAGATATTAAACAAGTTATTTTTGGTAATGATGAAGTCCCTGTAGTTAAAAGAACGTTTAAACCAAGTGATTTTAAGGTTGAAGGTAATACTATTGTAATTAGTGCTTCTAAAATATATGAAGATTTAGATGATGTAGAAAAAGACCAAGCACTTCCTGTATTGAATATTAGACATGATAAAACTAGAAGATCAAATAGAGGTTTAAGAGCTTTATTACAAACTCAAAGTTCTGTTTTAAGGGATGGAAATTTAAAAGGTAATAATATTAGATTAGCCTATGATAGGTTTAATTAAAAATGTATATTTATAATAAATAAAATAAAATGGAAAACTTTAACTTTAAAAAATATCTAGCAGAAGGTCGCCTATTAAAAGAACAAGAACAAGATATAGATGATATATTTGGTGATCAGGTAGTAAGATGGTCTGAAGGTAATTATTATTATGATTTTGATGATTTGGAAGATGGTCCAGAACCGGGAAGTAAAGTTGATAATTTTATATTAATCCCGGATTCATTTGAGGACGATGATTATGCTAGAGAATATAAAATAATGAAGGATTATCTTGTAAAAAATAAAACTTATGACTTAAAACAAGATCCAAAAGAAGGTATATTTTCATACCCAGTTAAATTTTCTTTAGAAGGTGATGGAGAAACTATTAGAGCAGATATTTATTTTTCACCCGAATACATGAAAGCAATTGATAAAGAGGATTAATAAATAAAAAACTTATAGACTGATTCATAGCCAGTCGATTTTAACAAAATATAGGAGCTGTGGCCCAATTTATTGGAGCCACAGCTTTTTTTTCGTATATTAACATATAAAACTGTAGCAAATGAATATAGTATTAATTGGAGCAGGAGTAGCAAATGTAAATGCTGCAACTAAATTAATTGATAACAACTTTAAAGGTAAAATTACCATAATGGATATGGGAAAAAACCCATATGAAAGAAAATATTCTGAAGTAATGGAAGGTTTTTTAGGAGCAGGTGGTTGGTCCGATGGTAAATTAACCTACCATACTTCCATTGGTGGTCAATTATCAAAATATACTGGTGATGATAAGGCAATGGAATTGATGGATCAGGTAATTGAAAATTTTAAACGTTTTCACCCTAAACCGGAAGCAGTACAATGCTCTAATCCAGTGGCCGAACCAGATTTTATTAAACCATACTTTGGTCTGCGTTTATTTCCAGTTTGGCACGTAGGCACTGATTATTTACATGAAATAGGTAAAAATTGGTATGATTTTTTAGTCAATAATGGTGTAGTATTTAGATGGGAAACTAAAGTATCTGATATAGATTTTGATAAACAGGAACTTACATTTACCTGTCCTAGATATACTAATAAAACTAAAAAATTTGATAAACTTATATTTGGTGTGGGTAAATCAGGTATTGATTTTGGAAAACAATTAGCTGAAAAATATGATTTGCCTACAGAAGCTAAATCAGTTCAAATAGGTGTTAGATTTGAGGCACCACAAAAACACTTTCAAAAGTTAATTGATGTATCTTATGACTTTAAATTATATAGAAAATTTGAAGATAAAGGTGTATCATTAAGGTCATTTTGTACTAACAATAATGCCGCTTATGTTGCAGTAGAGGAAACTTATGGTGATCACAGTTATAATGGTCACGCTAAAAAAGATGAGGCATTTAGAAATGATATGACTAACTTTGGTATTTTAATGGAAATACAAGGTATAAAAGAACCTTTTGTATGGTCAAGAAATGTGGTACAATCTGTAAATAGAGATGGTACAGGTTTATATTATAGCCCGTCTCGTAGACCATCAACAACATCTGAAGGTATAGATGTATCTGCTGTTTCTATTAATAGTGAGGAATTATTTATAGTACGAAAACAATTTGGAGGATATTTTGAATATATAGATAATTTTATTAATGATATGAAAAAGGTATTCCCAACTTTAAAACACGATTGGGGCATTTATATACCAGAGGTTAAATATTTATCACCAGAACCATTAGTTAATTATAATAACTTAAGTTTAACCAAATATGAAAATATCCATTTCGTCGGAGATGCCCTCTCAGCTAGAGGAATTACTGTCAGCGGGGCCCAAGGAATCTTCGTTGCCGAAAGCCTTATCTAATAGGGAATTAGAGGAATTATTGGATGCTATAAATTTGCATTTCTTATTTAATTATAATGAAATGGATTTTTTTAAAAAGGATAAAATTGAAGAAATTAAATTATTTCTAGATTTACGCCATGAGGTTTTAAGTCAGTTTAAAAATGAGAAATTTGACTAATATTTATTTACATACCTCAATATGGAAGAAAACATTATCCATTTACTTATAGCTTTAATTTCGGCACTTGGTAGTGTTGGAGCATGGAGATTTTATGAAACTAAAATAAGATTAAAATCCGATAAAGAGGGTAACCCACAACAAGCAAACGAAAATTTTATTCAAGACTTACAAGCTAGAGTTGCTAAGTTAGAATGTTTATTAATAGAATCCTCTGAGGAAAAAGATGAAATGAGGGAGACTATTACTAGTTTATCATCCGAAGTTTCCGGTTTAAAAGTTAAAATTGAATTTTTAGAAGAAGAAAATGCTTATCTAAAAGGTAAAACATCTCGCAAAAAATAGTTGGATACCCAAGATATCTTTCGTATATTTATGTGTTAATTTTAAATGTTATATTATATGTCTATGAGATACCCTAAAGTAAAAGATGATTGGCGTACAAGATCAATCACAACCCCCGATGGTGTTACTATCACATTTTTTGATAATAAACTCCATAATTGGAATGGCCCAGCCATTAGATACCCTAGAAGTTTTAAGAAAAAACCCGAATTTTATTTATATGGCTTTTTGAAAAGCAGAGATGAATGGATGGAATTAAGAAGAGATAGAAATGGTGTTCCACCAGATAAAAATCCTCAAGTTCAATCCAGATTCTAAATGAATAAAGCTATAATAGTTTCTGGTTATTTTAACCCTATACATAAAGGTCACTTAGAGCTTTTCGCGAAAGCGAAAGCTCAAGGTGACGAGTTATGGGTTATAGTTAACAGTGATCTTCAACGTGAATTAAAAGGTTCAAAAGAATTTCAATTAGAAGATGAAAGATTATTAATAGTAAGTAATCTTAAAATGGTAGATTTTGCCATGGTAGCTATTGATAAAGATAGAACAGTAAGTGAAACTCTAAGAGCCCTTAATGTTAAAGCAATAGCTAAGGATCCTAAATGGCAAATATCCTTTGCAAATGGTGGTGATCAAAATAACGATTCTATACCAGAGGCTAGGATATGTCAAGAATTAGGTATATCTTTAATAGAAGGATTAGGTGATAAAATTCAATCAAGTAGTTGGTTATTAAAATAAATAATATATGAAAATAGGTTTATGTGGTACAATGAGTGTAGGTAAAACTACATTAGTAAATGAACTAAAAAAATTAGAACAATTTAAAGGTTATGAATTTGCTACAGAACGTAGTAAATATTTAATGGATTTAGGTATTCCCCTGAATACTGATTCTACATTAAAAGGTCAAACTATATTTTTAGCAGAGCGTGTAGCTGAATTAATGAAGGAAAATATAATAATGGATAGAACTGTATTAGATGTTATAGCATTTACTAATTTAGCTAAGACTATTGATTTTAAAGATAAAGAATATTTTGAAGATTATGCTAGAGTATTTGTAGGTGATTATGATTACATATTTTATATAGATCCTATAGGTACTACTATGGAAGATAATGGAATTAGAGAAACTGATTTAAAATATAGAGAACTTGTTGATGGAGCTGTGATTAAAGCTATGAATACTTATGGTCATAGATGTAAAAATGTACATGTTATTAAGGGTACTACTAATGAGCGTATAGAGCAGATATTAGATTTAGTTGGTCTTTAAATATTTATAATAAACTTAAATCATGCAAGATAATTTTAGTGTCCGTAAATGGAAAAATAATAAATTATATAAGGAGGAATACGATTCAGCTGCTAATAAAGTTAGTGAAATGGCTATTATTTTTCCTGAACAGGAAGATAAGGCTGAAAAAATGGCTAGTTTAATTAAACAAAGGGATGCTTTAATAAAAAAACATTCTAATGCTGGAGAAATGTTTAGTGATAAAGTCTATGATCTTGATAACCAAATTCAAAAAATAGCAAAATCCGAAAGTTTAGATGAAATTGAATTAGAAATTCCAGGTGATGAAAGCAGTGCTACAGTTGATAAGAAGGTACAAGCAAAAGCTAGCAAGCAGGATAAAATAATTAGGGATTTTCAACGAATTCAAGATCAAATGAAAACTCATCTTGAGCTTTATAAAACATCTGAAGCAGAAGAAAATAAAAAAACAGCATTACGAATGTTAAAAAAACTTACTCCTGAATTTCAGGCTGCTAAGAAAAAATATGAAAAATTAAAAGGTGTCAAAATCTAATATATTAAATATAGTTACCATAATAGTAATTTTTGGGTTACTATTTTATATTTTTGGAGGAAATGAAGTAGATACATCAGTATATGATGCTAAAATTAATGCTTTGGAGAAAAAAGTTGATTCACTCCACCAAAAAAATACTTTCCTAGAAAATGAAGCGGATTCTCTGGAATTAGAGATAGAGCAATCGGATAAAAAAATCAAACAATTAAACACAAAAATTTATGTTATCAAAAAAGAAACTATACAACAACTTAATGCTGTTGATCTTTTCGGTGATGATGAGTTGGAACAGTTTTTCGCAAAACGCTATAGACAGCACTCAGATTCAATTAACTAAACCAATAGCGCGTTTAGTTATTAAAGACCTAATCCAATTTGACGGTCTTTCTAATGAAATGCAGGTTATGCAAACTATTTTAACTGAAACTAATAATAAACTTTTATCACAAGGTGAGTTAGTAGCTAATTTAAAAACACAAGTAGAAAACTATCAATCTATAATAGATAAAAAAGACCAACAATTTAATACTCAAGAACAGTTAAGTAAAAAATTACAATCTGAACTTAAGAAATCTAAATTAAAAACTAAATTAATGGGTGGAGCTGGTCTTATTGTAGCAGTAGGAGCGGCCGTCCTGATAAACTAAAGTGGCCGAGAATCTAAAA